TCACCGAGGCGCTTCACAAAGTATCCAGCCATAAGGCTGAAACTCGGGAGGTCGGTGGTCATTTGGATCAGCAGGTCGGCGAGGAAAGAATCGTCTGCCGATCCGCGGAGGACGCGCAGCTCGAGATCTGCCATCTGGCCGGTGGCGTTCAGGTTGAACATGGCGTTGCCGTTCTTACCGACCGTCACTCCGACGAGGTCGTTCGGGAAGGCGAGCTTACCGACGTCTTTGTCGGCAAAGTCGATCAGGTTGCGTCCAGCGATCTGGATCGTGTCGTTGCCGGTGAGGGTTACTGAGGACATGGGCGGTTCTCCTTTTAAGGGTTATGGATTCACGTAGACAATTACATTTGTGCTGTGGATCGCACCAGCCAGCTTGAGCGCGATCTGGACCAGTGGGGCCTGGCGGGCCACTCGGCTCGTCTGGGGCTGCTGGTTGACCGGCTGGCTGTAGGCGTAGAATCCGCGCTGGAGGACGTTCTTGAGCAGGTCCTGGGCGTTGCCGAAGGTCTGAGGGCTGTTCCATGCACCTGGGGCGGAAAAGCCACAGGTGACGGCCTGCTGGCAGATGGCGATGTAGGCGTTGCGCAGGCCGGCCATACCTTGCTCCGTCTGAGGGACCTTGGTCGGGCTCTGCGCGAGGGCGTTGAAGCCAGCGACCTGCATGGCGAAGATCAGCCAGAGGGTGCCGTAGACCTGGTCAAAGTAGGTGTTTCCGCCCGATGTAAAGACCTTCGGGAGGGGCCCGATGTAGGTGTAAACGTCTACGCCAGCTGTTCCGCACTGGGTGAGGATGGTCTGGTTGATCCCGGTGTCGGGGTTCACCGAGACGAGGTCCTTCAGGTGCATCGTCGAGGCGGTGTTGCTGCCGTCAAAGTCCGTGCTCATCGCGCGGCCAGCGTAGGCGGCGGCGAAGAATCGGGCATAGACTGCGCTGGCCGTGTGCAGCAAGCATCGGGTGTAGGTCTGGTTGGCGGCCTTGATCGTCGTGAAGAGGCCGGCGATCGAGGCGGTGAGGTAGCTCGAGGCAAAGAGCAGCGTCTTCGAGGCTTGGAAGTCGATGCCGGCCTGCTGCAGCTCGGCGTCGTTCGGGGCGTAGCCACCGTAGATGACGCCGCCAAAGAAAATCTGCGGCATGGCGGCGGCGAGGGTGGAGCTGAGGGTGTCAGCACCGGCCATCGGGAAAACGATCAGGGCGCCATCAGCGTCGAGGATGTTCGGGCTCTGGCTGAAGATGGCCACGGCCTGCGAGTAGGTCTCGCTGCCGATGCCCCAGTCTACGCCGACGGCCTGCGGGTTCAAATAAACGGCGTGGCCGGTGATCAGGTTGACCGGGGCTTCCTTCGTGAAGAGGGCGAGATTGTTCAGCTTGTAGTTGCTGAGACCGGCGGGAGGATTTGCCACGGAAACGTTGACGACGTTCGTGATGGCGAGTTGTGAGGTGGACATGGCGGGTTCTCCTGGTTACGGGTTTATGAGTAGCTTTTTGTTCGAGTCTGGGAATTTATCGTAGTATTGCACGACGTTTTCCTTCTGCACCATTCGGAGCAGGTTCACGGTGATCGTGTACTTGTTGATCCGGCCGGCTCCTTCGGTCTCCGAGGTGTCTACAAACGAGACAGGAATCGTGGCCAGCTTAAAGCCTACGGCCTCCTGGATCTGCTGCACGGCGGTCGAGTTCAAGAACAGCAGCACTTCCTCCTTGCGGTCCCAGGCGGCCTGGCTGCGCGAGTAGACGTGGATGGAGTAGGTCTCCTGGGTGTGGACGGTCAGGATCTCGAGGAGGGCTTCGTTGTCGTCGCTGTTCTGGTATTCTCGGGTGTTGCCGTAGGGCTTGGTGCCGATCAGGGCAAAGAAGATGTAGAGGCCGTCGTCGTTCGGGTTCTTCCACTTCTGGTTGTACAGCACGACCTGGTTCTCGCGCAGGTCCATGAACGAGCGGAGGGCGTTGATCAACTGAAGGACCGGGCTAATTTGAGGCGTCGGCATTGGTGTAATCCTCGTGCAGGCGGTACCGGATAAATCCGGATTCCTTCCAGTCTTTCTTGCCGATCACGCGGTATGGCACGTTCTCGATGATGCATCTGTCGTCGTTTTCCATGATCAGGCTGCTCTCGACGTAGAGGTAATAAAATTTCCAGCTGCGGTCTCCACCGGCGGCAATGTCCAGCTTCTCGGGCTCGGAGGGCTGAAGGTGGCCGGCGACGTTCTGGGTCCGGGTGATCTCGCTCGATTGTCCGTTTTCCCACTTCGTGGTGATCGATCCGATGACCATGGGGCGGAACCAGCCGAGTATAACTTCGGCCTGGTTGGGCATGTTGCTGAGTTGCTTGTGTAGCGGTAGCTTTCCGGCGCTCTGGATGAGGGTCGGATTCAGGCAGGCGGTTCTGGGCGCGGCGGGGATCATGGCTTGACGATGCGGTGGGTGACCGACTGACGGAGTTCGCCTCCGTCGATCAGTGGGGCGTCACTGCCTTTGCGCGCGATCGTGCGCTTGGCGTTCGGTGCCCACATTCCAAATCCGCGCGTAGCAAAGGAGTCCTGTACGATGTTGCGGCCGGTGATGGCCAGACGGCCGAGGGTCTTCAGCATACCTTCCTGCATCAGTGACCGCTTCCAGGCGTCGGGTCCGACGGCCTTGATCGCGTCGGGCAGGTAGTTCATCAGCGGGATCCGGAGGAAGGAGCGCTCAGGGATGTTCTTCTTGATGCTGCCAAATTCCTGAATGGTGCCGATCTCGGCGTTGCCGAGGGCTGCGTCGGAGGGGCCGTGGCCGAGGTTCCCGCGCAGGTCCTTGCCGCCAAATACTCCGATGTGGATCCGGTAGTTCTTGTACTTCTTCAGGTCGGCCGAGAGGGCCTGTAGTTTCCCCATATTGAGGGAGACCGAGCCAGCGTTCATGACCTTGGTGCTCACGGCAGGGTGCGGCGGTGGGCGGTTCCGATGTTTCCGACCAGCAGCGGGCTGATTATCTGTAGGTACATTTTCCCGTAATCGGTGGAGCTGAAGGCTGCGAGCATCGGGTCGCGCATGATCCGGTCGGGGATCTGGAAGCTCGAGGTGACGTCTCCGGCTCCCTTCGATGCGATGAGCCAGGTGGCCTGGCTGGCCAGGCCTTGGCCGGCCATCCTGATCCTCACGATAATGCAGTGGGCGGTCAGGTAGAGGAAGGCGCGGGCGTAGCTGGTCTGGCTGTCAAAAAGGCTTTGGCTGCCGTTAAACAGGGCATCAGTGATGCCTCCTTCGATGTCGGCGTCGACCACCTTGTCCATGTCCGTGTCGTCCCCGGCGCCACCGATGAATTCGAATGTCGGGGCGCTGTAGCCTGTTCCGCCGGCTGTAATCGCTAGGCCGGTCACTCGGCCTTGCGCCACGACCGCGGTGGCGGTTGCTCCGGTGCCACTGGCGTCCCGGATGATGACGATCGGGGTGGTCTGGTATCCCTGGCCTCCGGCGTTAATCGGTGCCGACTGAATCACCCCAGCGGCAAGGACGGCAGTTCCGGCGATCGCTCCCCATGCCGGCACGGCATAGGGGAAGTCCCGCGGGAACTGCGTTTTGAAGTCCGAGACGGATGGGATGGTGTAGGGCACTGATCACGAGCCGGCGGGCGTGGCGACCACCACGTCTATCGTGGCGGGGGCCGGAATGGGCTGTTGCGGGGCGGGGGCGGTCAGGCCTTCGAGCAGCTTGCGCAGGCCTTCCAGCTCCTTCTCCTTGGCCTCGAGCGCGGCGTCCTTGCTGGCCACGGTCTCGCGGGCCTTGGCGAGTTCGGCGGCCTGGGCGGCGGCCTGCTCGTTCACGGCGGCCGAGCCGGTGCCTTGCATCTCAGAGGTGCGAACCACGGCGGCCTGGCCCACTTCTTTGCAGTCGCAGAGGACGGCGGCGGCGGCGGCGGAAACCTCGAGGAAGGATTTCGGCTTTAGGAGGTAGGAGCCGTGCTGGTACGTGTTTGTACCGCGGTTGTAGACGGAGACCAGCTTTTCGGGCTGGCCTGCGGTGTCGGAGGAGGGGGCTGCGGAGTTCATGGAAAATCAAGCCGGTTACGGATCCGGCGTCCTCTGCCTGCCGGCGAGGACCGTCCATGGCGGGATTACTTAGAACTGGAACTTCAAGCACTCGAGATTCCGGTAGGCGACGGCACCGGTGTATTGACCGTAGCCGACGTCCTGGAATTCGAAGTTATTGAGCGAGTTCGCTTGGGTGGAGGTATAGTCCACCGGGATGTCCATGCGCACCGACTCCGGGTCGTTGCGGTAGAGCATGTAGATGTTCTTATTGATCGAGCGGAGGCTGTTGTTCGTGGCGGCATCGCAGTACGCCAGCGGCATGATCTTGAAGTCGCTTTCCATTCCTGCGACGGCCTTCTTAAAGGCCTCCTCGAGGTAGCTGATCAGCGGAACCGGGTAGGTGCCGACCGTGCCAGGGACGAGGACCTGCATGCCGAGGTAGTCGGCATACGGGATCACGAACCGGTTGGGCATCGCGCTCGAGCTGGTGGCCGTGAAGTAATCCGCGATCAGGCCGGCGACGAACACTTGCAGTTCGGCGGCGATCATGGTCGAGATCAGCTTCGTGATCCGGGTGAGGTTGGTTGTGATGCCGGCGAGCGTCAGGAGGCCGGCGATCCGGGTGTCCGTGGCCGAGCCGAGGAAGGCGATCTGCTGGATACCCAGGTCCCAGTTCTTCTTGCGGCTCTCGTGCTTCCCCTGGATTGGGTCCCAGCTGTTGGCGCGGAGGGCCTGTTCCACGTCAAACAGGGAGTAGCTGATTCCTTTGGCCCAGTTCTGGACGTAGGCGTTCACGCCATCGACCGCGACGTCGGCCATGGACAGGCGGGTGTCACCGTTGCCGGTGCGGATGTTGCCGGCCTCGAAGTCCTCCGCGACCGAGTAGATGCGGTTGGTCAGGAGATTGGCGGCGAATGCGCCGTCACCGACCACCACCGGGAAATACTCGGCGGGGGCGACCTTGTAGAACTTCTGCTCGGAGACCTGCTTCTTGATGAAGGTCAGGGTGTCCGTGACGATCTGGTAACCGGTCGCAATGTCGGCCGAATCACCGACCGCGTTGAGGCGGTCGTCGATGCCGTTGTTGCGATCGCCACCTTTGAAGATCGTCTTGCCACCGGTGTGGCCGAGAAATTCGGGCGCGAGGATTTCGTTGTTGCGGACGATTTCGCCCGCTTTGTGGTCCGGCTTCTGGCCGGCGGTGAGAAAACGGCCAGTGCCGCGATAGAATACTGAACGCATGGTGATGCTCTCCGTGAGGGTTGGTGGTTACTGGGGCGTGACCTGGCCGGCCAAGTTGTTCGTGGTCGGATTGATTTTGACTTTGACCAGCTGACCAGCAGCCGTCGCTTTGCCGAGCGCGATGCCGGCGATGAAGTGGCCGGCGGTGACGTCGTTAGCGACCGTCGGGTCGTTGGTCGTGACCGTGTTCGGGGTGATCGCGAGCTGGGCGCCACGCGCGAAGGCGGCGCTCGAGGCGAGAACCAGCACGCCACCGGGGCCGACCACCTCGACGGTGTCGCCTGGGACGTAGGAGTTCTTCCGCATGTTGTAGGCGATGACGCCTAAAACCGGGCCGTCGGTCGGGCCGGTGCAGACGTCGACCATGATCTGCGGGCCGGCGATATCCTTCAGTTTGACGGCTTGGCCGACGTTGATTACGGCCGCGACGGAGGCGGGATCGATTTGGCACGCGAACGTCTGCGGCTGCGGATCGTTCGTGAGCTGACCCAGCATGGGAGTCTGGGCAAACGAATTCTGGTTCTGTGAGATGTTGGACATGGTAGTCTCCTATTGTTGGGTTGCGGGATTAGTTGCGGCCGTAGCGCTCCTGACCGCGCTTGAGGCCTTCCTGGCGGGAATTGGCGCTGGTGGCCGGCTCGGTCGTGACGACCGGGGGCGCGAGGCGGGCCTGCTCGAGGATCCGGTAGGAGGCAGCGGCGTTGTCCTTTTCCTTGGCGGCGGCGTTAGCGCGCTGGCGTTCTTCCTTGGCTTCCTCAGAAGATTCCTCGTTGGTGGATTTCTCGTTCTCCTTTTGGCCGTACTGGCGGTAGCAGGAAACGAGCATGTTGACCTTCACGCGCTTGCCGTCGACGTCGATCTCGTCGTCGTCGGCGATTTTGTTGGCCTTCTCGGCGGCCAGCTTCTGGGCGGCCTCAGCGTCGGCCAGCTCCTTGGCCTGGTGGGCGAGGGCGAGGTCGTTCAGTTTGACCGGCTTGCCATCGATCTCAATGGAGGTCTCGGCCTCGAGCGGCTGCTCCTCGGTGCGGGTGGTTTCCTCGGCGGCTCCATTGAGCTTTTCGCGGATGGTCTTGAAGAGTTTGAATTTGAACATGGCGGGTTTCTCCTTGGAGTTTAGTCTGATATCGGCCGCTTCGTACCGCGGGTTGTCCACGATGGCGAGGTGGTGAAATTTGATTTTCCGGATCTCGGCGTCGTAGGGGATGTTGTGGTAAACGCCACCAGGGCCGTACTCGAGAACGGTGTATCCGCAGCTAGGGCGCTGGTTGTTCTTGATCCGGTGCCGGGCGTCCTCGGTCTCCACGGTCCCCTCGCAGTCAAACCAGCCGGTTTCCCCGTTCCAGCGCGCGGAAGTGACGCGGCCGTGGGCGATCCCCTTGTCGTTCAGTTTCTGGCGGGGATGGTGGCCGACCGTCAGTGGATTTCCCACAAAGGTGTCGAGGCCTGCCTGGATCACTTCCCTCTTGAGTAGTTCGACACCACCACCGGAGTCGCGGTAATCCACGAGGCCGGGCTCGATAAAGCTGCAAACAAATTTCTTCCCGGACGGCGCCAGGTTCAGTCGCTCGGCCAGGCCGTAGTTCCGGTCCTCAACTATGAGCAGCGTGGGCAACCATGGAGGGAGCAGACGCCACCGGGCTTTGCTCGAGGCAAAGTTGGGATTGGAGCCGAGCGAGCGTTTTTGTTCGAGAGTCGATAGCTGTCTCTAGTCCAGTTATCTTACGTCGTGCAAGCGCAATTTCTTCTTTTAGTGCGTCGACCTGGGCTTTCAGGGCCCGTTGCCTTGCATCGTTGGCGCTCTGGAACAGGTAGGGTTTCACGATGGAAATACCACAATGGGCTTGGCCACGCAGCGGCAGTTAGAGACAATGACATTTGCGGTTGTGTAATAGCCGGTCTCTGTCTCAAGGTTGTAGATGTTCCCATCAAACCCCTCCGTCTTTATCTCATGAATGCCAACCGGCCTAACTCGCATAATCGTCTGCAATTTGATCCAGAACCTATCATCAAAGCCTACGTGGCCGGTGAGAGTGAACTTGCCATTTCGAAGCGCACAGGTCTGCAGCGTATCGTCATTCGGCGTCGTTTGATCGAGGCCGGCGTGGCGATCCGTCGCGGTTCCGAGGCAAATCGGCTCCGCATGAATCGGATGAGTTTCGAGGAAAGGCAGGCTCTCACCGAGGCCAGCCATCGCGGGGCAAAAGCGATGAGCCGGGAACAGCGCGTTGCTCAAATGACGAAATCCGCGCTTACAAAGTGCAAAAAGCGAGGTCTTTGCGAGGGCGAGTTTTTTGAGGCATTGACTGCTGTAGGATTGCCGGTCGAGGATCAGCGGCCGTGTGGCCCATATAATATCGATATGGCGGTCGGTTCCGTCGCCGTGGAATTGTTCACGCTTCCCTGGGAACGTTTGGCCAAAGCTCGTTTTCCCGAGCGTCTCAAATATCTTTCTGAGCGAGGTTACACCCTGTTGGCCTTCGGGTTTAAACGAAAGGAGACATTCATCGCACAACTCAACGAGTTTGTCCGTTTGGTTCAAGGCACCTATCGGCTTCCATCCGTTGATCGTAAGCACCGGATGATTCGGTGTGGCTCGGAGAGATTTACCCGATTCAAGAACGACAAGGGTCAATTCTCCGCTGTACCAGCGTCGGAACGCTTTTTTTATTCCTCCCACGAATTCGATCTGTGAGTCGGGCAGGCAACGGAAATCTTCACCGGGGTTGTTTCTCGCTCCTGTCGCGCGGTTCGTGATCGGCGGGCTCGAATAGGAAAAGCGTCGGCCGTCGAGGTCCTGGTGGTCGGGCCTCACTCGCTCGTCTCGGCTGGTGGACCAGACGTATTCGGTGCTACCGATTTCTTCGGCCTGTATCTGGGCAAATTTGGCGGTCAGCATTCCGGTCTCTTGGTCGGCCAGGAATTCGGCTTTGCGGCGCGAGACGTTATATCGGCTTTGGATAAGCTCGGCCAGGCGGTCGGTTCTGCCTCCGTTGAGGAGATTCTTCTCCACTTGCTGGCGCAGGTCGGGGATTAATTCGGCTGCAAAGTTTTTGATACTGAGGTCGAGGTTGTCCGTCAGCGTGGTGTCGAGCATGGCTCGCTGCGCTGCGCTGATCTCCTGCTTCACTCCCACGGTCTCGATGCCGGTGACGGTGCGGAGGTATTGCTTCTGCAGGTCCTTCAGGATCGTGTCCATGGCTCGGCCCAGATCGAGACCAAGGTTGGCCGCGGCTATGTTGGCCTCCATTATCGTCAGGGTCTTGGCGATCGATTCGTGGGCACGTCGGCTGATTACGGTGTTGGCGGCGATTGCTCCGCGGAGGGCGTAGGGGATTTTGTCCAGTGGCAGCTTCCAACTCTTGGTGGTCTTCTGCCATTCGGCTCCCAGCTGCTGCAGCTCGCGGCTAATTTCAGCGTTAAATGCTCCGGTGAATTGTCCGTCTGCGTAGTGAATTTGCCCGGTGGATAGGGCGTGCTCCACGGCTATTCCTACCTCATTGATCTTCTCGCGCTGTATGCCGTGGTCCTCCAGCAGGTTCACCAGTGGAAGGAAGATGACGTCTCTCATCCATGCATCGATTTCCTTTTTTATGAGGGCGGTGTAAGCGTCCTTGTGGTGGATTGGTTGGAGTATTTTTTTCATGCTTCACCGAGGTTGACGTTGGGTGCAGCGACGTTGACGCTCGGGGCGGCCGGCGGCGGGATATGGACGTAATTCTAGCGGTTGGCGGCAGGCTTCGGGGCGCTCTTGGCCTTGGCGACAATGAGGTCTTTGGCGCCAGCCTGCTTCGCTTCCACCTCCCCGGGGTTCTCCGTGGGCGGCGGCGTCAGCTCGGCCAGGCCTTTCTCCACGTCTCCTTCCACCAGTATCAGCTCCTGCTTGCGCAGGGCTTCGGCGGCTTCTTGGCCACTCAGGATGCCGGCGCTCATCTGCTCGATCGTGCGGGCCTGGGCGCTGGCGTGGATCTGCTCCTGCTGCAGGCCGTCGAGGGTCTCGAGCGGGCTCCACTCAAATTCGAGGTCGTCGGGGACCATGGAAAACATTTGCTGGCATCGTAATTCGCCTGAGCATTGGACTATGGGGCTGCACTGCTCGCGGATGTTTTCCACGACGCAGTTGTAATTCTCCATCGAATCCTTGCCGGAGCCAAGGCCACCGGCGCTCTCCCCGAATAGCTTGTTTTTCGGAAATTT